CCCCGGTTTTCGGCCCCCCGTCCGGGCTACGCAGGCTTTAGCCCGATTTCACACTGTCAATGACGACCGTAAACACATTTGGCAAAAGAGGCCCCCTTTGTTTACAATGCTTCTTGTTAAAAAATTTTTTGCAAATTTTTAAAGCAATTGAGAAATGACCCCTGAAGAAGCAGATGCACACAGGCTAAGACTTGAATACCGGCTTGCAAAGCTTGAGGTATTGGACAAAGCAAAAGGCGACTTTCTTTCCTTTGTCCGTTATGTATGGCCCGAGGCAATCCTTGGCGCGCACCATGAAAAGATGGCCGATGCCTTTAACAGGGTTGTTAATGGCTCTTTAAAAAGGCTAATTATTAATATGCCTCCGCGGCATACAAAGTCTGAATTCGCGTCCTATCTGCTGCCTGCCTACGTCATGGGCCATGGTCCGCGGACCAAGATCATTCAGGCGACGCACACGGGTGAGTTGGCTGTGCGGTTTGGTCGGAAGGTGAGGAACTTGATGGATTCGACGGAGTATAGGGAGGTGTTTCCGAAGGTTGTGTTGCAGGCGGATAGTAAAGCGGCGGGTAGGTGGGAGACGGACAAGGGTGGGGAGTATTTTGCTGTTGGTGTGGGTGGTGCGATGACGGGGCGTGGTGCGGATTTGTTGGTGATTGATGATCCGCATTCGGAGCAGGATGCGATGAGTGAGACGGCTTTGGACAATGCGTGGGAGTGGTATACGTCTGGTCCGCGGCAGCGGTTGCAGCCTGGTGGTGCGATTGTTGTTGTGATGACGCGGTGGGGGACGAAGGATTTGACGGCGCGGTTGGTGAAGCAGCAGACGTCGCACAAGGCGGATGTTTGGGAGGTGATTGAGTTTCCGGCGATTTTGCCGTCTGGTAATCCGTTGTGGCCGGGGTTTTGGCAGTTATCGGAGTTGCAGAGTGTGAGGGCGGCGTTGTCGGTGCAGAAGTGGCAGGCGCAGTGGCAGCAGCAGCCGACGAATGATGAGGGTGCGATTTTGAAGAGGGAGTGGTGGAAGGTGTGGCCTTCGGACAATCCGCCGGCTGTGGATTACATTATTCAGTCGTATGACACGGCGTATTCGAAGAAGGAGACGGCGGACTTTAGTGTGATCACGACGTGGGGTGTGTTTCATCCTGATCAGGACTCGGGGCCTAATATTGTGTTGATGGATGTGAAGAAGGGGAGGTGGGATTTCCCGGAGTTAAAGCGGGTTGCGAAGGCGCAGTATGATTATTGGAAGCCGGATAATGTGTTGATTGAGGCGAAGGCGACGGGTGTGACGTTGCAGCAGGAGTTAAGGAGGGTGGGGATACCTGTGACGATGTATTCTCCTGGTGGCCGGCGGGCGGGTACGGACAAGATATCGAGGGCCAATTCTGTTGCGCCGATGTTGGAGGCGGGGATGGTGTGGGCACCGGACACGGATTGGGCGGAGGCGTTGGTGGAGGAGTGTGCTGCGTTTCCGAATGGGGACAATGATGACATGGTGGACAGTACGACGCAGGCTTTGATGAGGTTTCGGGCGGGGAATTTTATTGCGTTGGAGACGGATGAGCCGGATGAGCCTAGTGGACAAGAGCTTGTGACGGAGTACTATTAGGGATTAAAATAGGGCAACTTTAACCTTTTGGTAGGGCACGGCATGGAACTGGACATCAACGCGCTTTCTCGTCCTTATGATCCGTCGGTGGATGACGAGATGCCGGAAATGCCTGTTCAGAGTTTTGTTAGTGGGGGGGATGTTGGTGGTGGCCGTACGATTATTTCGGAAGATCCGACTCCTGGTGCTGGCGGTGGCCGTACGATTATTTCGGAAGATCCTCCTCCCCGCCAAGTTTCCGGGACGGCGGTAAATCCACCTCCTGTAAATCCACCTCCTGTAAATCCACCTCCTGTAAATCCACCTCCTGTAAAGCCTTCCCCTTTTCAGTTTACAAAAACTGATGACAACAATCTTTTTGGTGGCGTTTTTTTTCGAAAAGATACGGGTAAATTTGTTGAGTATTTGGAACAAGAAAAGCGTAACCAGGCATTAAGTGATTATTTCTGGAAGTCAGATAACAATCGATTAAGTAGTAGCGAATATATAGCTGACCCGCAGTTGAATTATAACCCGTATGTTGCGACGATGCCGCTTGACCCGGCGACTGGGTTGCCCAAGAATCCGCAGAGTTATGTGGTGTACGAAGCTCAAGATCCTAAAGCCGAGGGGCCTCCCGTAATTAATCAAAAGGCGACTTCGGAAAAGATGTTGGCGGATTACACGAAGGCGATGAATGCTGTCCCGATGTCATTTGCGTTTGATCCGAATGCGCCCCGGTCGTACAACGCGCCTCAGATGCCTACGACGGCGGACTTTATTGCGCGACGCAATATGGCCAGTAAGGGTGTTCCGATCATGGGTCAGTATAAAGATCCAATTATGTATAGCCGTGAGGCCAACCCGAATTACACGCAGTTCAAATATAACCCTTATGCTCCGATAACGACCATGCCCATTGAAGATCAAAACGACGGTGGCAGGACGTTTGATATGCAAGTTGTTGTGTACGGCCCAGATGGGAAAATGTATAGCAGCCCTGCTGCGGCTAGGGCCGCGGGTGTAACTAATTACACGAGTATCCCACCTAGTTCAACCGTAAAGGTGGGTGGGTATGTCAATGGCGGGATGGTGCAGCATTTTGCTGATGGCGGCGGCGTTGAAATTTCCGACTGGGATCGCCAAACCAGGACTCCCTGGGAAAAGAATTCGGAAGGCTATTACGTATCTCCCAAGGACGGGTCCACTTGGGCAGTGGATTCGCAGGGCCGTGTAGTGTCTTCCGATTGGCAAAAGTACGGTGATATGAATTTGACCTACTCTTTCGACAATTCTTTGTTTAAAGATCGGTACGGTGAAGTGCGCAGTTCTGATGATTTTGCAGAGCAGCTTCAAGGGTTAGGTGATTTACCGCCTAACCAAAGAAAGGCGGCAGTAAATACCTATATGTACCATGTTACGGGTAATAAAGGGTATTTGGACCCGAAGAATGCGGGGTATGAGTATGGTCCGACGATGTACGGAACAAATCCTTGGACAGAGGCTACACGCAATCCTGGAATTTCTACAGCTAACATAAGCAATCCCACAACAAATCCTACGACCACTGGTGGTGCGACGGGAGGTGGTGCGACGGGAGGTGGTGCGCCCCCAATTGTTGATTCAAAGGACATTGCTGATGTAATTGGGAACAAGGCCCCCGGAACTACAGGCAAGGGTGTTTCTGTTGCTCCTGGTACAAACATTCCGTTTCAGGAATTGCCTGGTTCGGGTCAGACCACAACTGCCAAGGCAGATTTGAGATCGTTCAATCCGTCTTATGAAATTAATAAAAACTTGAATCCGTCCATTGGCCAGTTGCCTCCAGGGTTTAGTTTTGACCCCAACAAGTACTTTACTCCGTCGCAGGCACAGACCAAGATTGCTGATAACCCAAATTTGACCCCTACGGCATTGGGCTTGTATACGCAGGACACGGATCGTTTAGGCAATGTAATTGCAATCCCAACGATTGATCCGTTGAAGTTCCAGTCGTTTTACACGACTCCAATTACTCGTGCATCAGGCGGAATGGTGCAGCATTTTGCTAACGGTGGTCCATATAATGTTCCGTATTCGGATTCGCAGCCTGCGGCTATTGGCCCTGAAGAGGATATCGGACATCTCTTGAGGCGTGTTGGTATAGACCGATACCTGGCAGATGGTACGCGGACCGACGATTACGCCAGGATGGAAATCGATGAGGCTGCAGCCATACTGCGAAGCCGTGGTATAGATCCTACCGGAATGCACGGGAGAGCAGTGGTTAATGAAATACGAAAATTATTTCCTGATGTTCCCCATATTACAGTTATGGGTGACTGGGTCTCTCCGCAATCCACTAAAGGTGGTGGTACGACGGGAGGTGGTACGACGGGAGGTGGTTCGACGGGAGGTGGTTCGACGGGAGGTGGTACGACGGGAGGTGGTTCGACGGGCGTTTCTGTTGCGCCTGGTACAAACATTCCGTTTCAGCCGTTGCCGGGTTCGGGGCAAACAGCGCCTGTCACGACAGATTTGAAATCGTTTAATCCGTCGTATGAAATTAATAAAAACCTAAATCCTGGAATTGGCCAGTTGCCTCCAGGGTTTAGCTTTGACCCTAATAAGTACTTTAGTCCGTCGCAGGCACAGATTAAGATTGCGGCCAACCCTAATTTGACCCCTACGGCATTAGGCACGTATACGCAGGACACGGATCGTTTAGGCAATGTAATTGCAATCCCGACGATTGATCCGTTGAAGTTTCAGTCGTTTTACACGACTCCGGTAACGCGCGCAGCGGGAGGCTTGGTTGAGGACGATGAGGATACGGAGGCGTCTGGCGCGAAGCAGATGTTGAAGGGTTATGAGCAGTTGACCGGGCCGCGTGAGACGCGGGTCGTTAAGTCTCCGAATGCTCAGTCTGTCAGGTCGCGTCAGGTTAGTCAGGTTGTGGACAAGCAGGGTCGTCCTGCTGGGATGGGCATGACGTATGAGTCGATGACCACGGCCCAAGGACCAAGCCAGGCGTCTCCTGAGCAGGTGGCTACGGCGAAGGCGATGTTGGCGGACCTGATGCGACAGAATTTGACTAAGCGAAGGTTCGCGGATGGAGGAGAAGCCTCAAATTTTACGAGCGGGGCATCTGATAAAAAGGGTGCCCCGGAAGACAAGCTGACGTTTGGAGACAAGTACCTTGTTGAGCCGGCCTTGGATCTTTATTCAAAGATCATGGGCCGTGAATCTTTGCCCGCTAATAAGAGAATCTTTTTAGATAGTGTTAGGGGCGGGGATCGGAGTCAGATCACGGAAAAAAACTTTAGTCCAGATGAGTTAGCGCAGATGGATGAGTTGATTCGTGGTCGGTATAAGGGTTTGTCGGAGCCTTTGACCAAGTATGGCCAGCATTTGGAAGAGGTGTTGAAGGGAAAGTTGTCTAAGGAAGAGAAGGCGCAGTACAAGTCTGACTTGGAGATGATTAAGAAGTTTCAGGGTGGGCAGTTTACTCCTGGGTTGATGGCTTTAGCGGAAGGGGAAGAGCCGTCGAAGGAGCGTCGCCGTGGGCTGGTGATGTCTGGTGCGGCTGGGGATCTTGCCAAGCTTGGGAAAATCCTTCCTCAAATGACTTATGCGGATTACCCAAAGGGTGTGGTTCAGAAAAGTCGCAGTTTGTTAGCTGGAAAGATCCCTGCGGAATCTAATGCCACGTCGCTTGGGCAGTTTAAATATGGTCTTGGACCAGACGGAAGCTTTGTTATTAAGGACGACTACGATTTCAACGAAAGGAAAGGTTCAGAAGAGTTGGACGCAGTGCCGTCTGTTGTGACAGAAGGGCTGTATGGTCGGTTGCGAGAGTATGCTGGTCGGAAGATGCCTCCTGGTCAGGGGCGTGAGGTGCTGGTGAACTTGCAAAAACGTGCTGAGGGCAGCCCTAAAAAGGGTGAAACGGCTAAAGCACCGCGGCGCACGGACCTTGAGAAGTTAACGGATGAGGCAAAGCAGTATTCGCAATACAATGATTTGATGGATTTCTTGGCTTCGCGGTTAGCGGTTCCTGAGATATCCCAGAAGTATTTAGGTCCTTCTACTGGTGGACAATTTATTAGTGGCTGGGGTGAGCCAAAAAATGGAAGGATTGAGTTAAATTGGGGAGCAACCCCAAGCACGCTATTGCATGAGTTGACGCATGCGGCGGATAGGCAAATAAGCTACCAATCTTCGGACCTAGAAGAGCGTCATCGCAAAGAAACTCCACTTCTTGATTATCTTAGGGGAAAGACTGTTCTTACTCCGGAAGAAGTGCGTCTTGCAATGGGTTATAGAAAGCTGCACTATGACCCCAAGAAGGATTATAAAGACCCTGCTCGATACCCGAGACAACAGCTCATAAAAAAGATGGCTCCTGAATGGGCTAAAGAAAATTATGACTATCGGTCCGGGGACGGCGAACTAGTGGCCTATGGCATGGGAAGTACGGCGCCGCGGCGCTCGAACCGTGCGCCGTTGCACGTGGACCCTACGATGGCTACGGAGTTTTCTATTTTGTTAGACTTGGCGCAGCGTGCGCAGAAAGCTAAACCACCTTCTAAAGAATAGTATGCCAATCGAAAAATCCTTCTCAGAAGCTCCGAGTACGGGCATCGCGGTCCTTGATGAGCAAGCTCCGGACATCGAAATCATCCTGGAGGATGACGGTGGGGCGACCATTGAGATAGGGGAAGACGACGAAGTTGACTTCTACGCCAACCTGGCGGAGGTCATTGACGATCAGGATCTTGGAAAGATTGCAATTGAACTCATGCAGATGTATGAGGCGGACAAGGCGTCGCGCTCGGACTGGGAGCAGATGTATGCCAAGGGCCTTGATCTGTTGGGCTTGAAGCTTGAAGAGAAGACAAAGCCTTTCCGTGGCGCGGCAAATGCAGCGCATCCGTTGTTGACCGAGGCGATTGTTCAGTTCCAGGCGCAGGCGTTCAAGGAGTTGATGCCGGCGGGTGGTCCTGTTCGCACGGAGATCATGGGAAAGGAGACTGCGGACAAGATTCAGCAGGCTTCGCGTGTTCAGGATTTCATGAATTACCAGATTACTCACGTGATGCGTGAGTACACGCCTGAGTTTGACCAGCTGTTGTTCTACACGGGGTATGGTGGTTCGACGTTCAAGAAAATTTACTACGATGCCCAGTTGGGGCGGATGGTTAGTAAGCTGGTTTTGGCTAATGACTTGTACATCCCGTATAACGGATCGAGCGTAATTGCCCAGTGTCCGCGGGTCACGCACCGAATTGCGATGGATGCGAACGAGTTTCGCAAGCGTGTGGTGGCCGGTGAGTATTTAGATGTGGATCTTGAGCCGCAGCAGCCTTCGGATGCTACGCAGATTGACAAATCTGTGAACAAAATCGTTGGAGTAAGGCCAACGGATGATGCGGAAGAGATTTTTTTGCTGGAAATGCAGGTAAATCTGGACATTCCGGGGTTTGAGGACAAGGATGAGGACGGGGAACCGACAAAAATCAAGCTTCCGTATGTCGTGACGTTCTCGGAAGACTCGTTGCAAGTGGTTGGTGTGCGTCGGAACTGGAAAGAGGGTGACGATTTAAACCGTAGGCGCAATTATTTTGTGCATTACGTGCTTGTGGAAGGCCTTGGTGCGTATGGCTTGGGTTTTGTTCATTTGATTGGTAGTTTGTCCAAGGGTGCGACGTCGGCGTTGCGTCAGTTGTTGGATGCGGGGACGTTGGCGAACTTGCCGGCTGGGTTTAAGGCTAAGGGAGCACGGATCGCGGACAGTGATAATCCGATTCAGCCGGGTGAATGGCGGGATATGGACGCGGGTGGTGCGGAATTGCAGGCGTCTTTGTTGCCGTTGCCGTACAAAGAGCCGAGTCAGACGTTGTTTCAGTTGTTGGGGTTCTTGGTTGATGCTGGGAAGCGGTTGGCCAGTACTGCGGACATGATGGTTGGGGATGGGAACCAGAATGCGCAGGTAGGAACGACGATGGCGCTGTTGGAGCGGGGCTCCATGGTGATGAGTGCGATCCATAAGCGGTTGCATTATGCGCAGGCGATGGAGTTTGAGCTTCTGGCGGAGGGTTTTGCTGACTATTTACCGGACAATTACCCTTATGACGTCCCTGGAGCCAGTCGCTCGATCAAGCGCAAGGACTTTAATAGCCTGGTTGCGGTCCTTCCGGTATCTGACCCCAACATTTTTTCGACCACGCAGAGAATCACTCTGGCGCAAACGCAATTGCAGTTAGCGCAGAGTGCTCCGCAGATGCACGACATGTACGAAGCCTACTATCGGGTGTATGCGGCGTTGAATGTGCGGGACATTTCTGGGTTGCTGAAGCCTCAAAATGCGCAGTTCCCGAAAGATCCGGCGACAGAGAATGCGCACATCATGGATACCATGAAGGTCAAGGCGTTTGCGGGGCAACAGCATGATGCGCACATTGCTGCGCACTTGATGTTTAGCCTGTCGTCGACTTTGCAGGCCAATGTTGCAGCGGCAGTTGCGTTGCAGCAACACGTCATGGAGCACATTCGCTTGAAAGCGGAGGAAACCGTGGAAGCGGAGCTGTTCCAGGCGTATGGCAACGATCCGGACCGGATGGTTTCGACTATTCAGAAGGAAGGGATGGTTGCGCTGAAGATTGCACAGTACATGAAAGACCTGAGAGATCTGCAGGATCAACTTAATGGTGGAGGCGAACAGCCTGATCCGTTGATTGAGCTTAAAAAGCAAGAATTGGAGCAGCGTGCGCAGAATGACCAACAGAAATTGGCGTTGGAAGCGCAGTCGTTGAAGCTGGATCAGCAGAAAATGCAGCAGAATGCGCAAGTTGCGCAAGAGAGAATGCGTTCACAAGAGAATATTGCTCAGTATCGGGGCGGGATTGCTCGGGAGCGAACGCACATCACTACAAATCAAAAGCAAGGGCCACAAAATGCCGCTTAAATCGGGTAAAAGTCAAAAAACCATCAGTGCGAACATTGGTGAGATGGTGGGTTCCTTCAAAGAGAAGGGAAAAATTGGCACAAGCACGCCAAAAAGCACTGCAGCGGCTATAAAACAAGCTTCTGCAATCGCTTATAGCAAAGCTGGGGCCAATAATCCAAGTAATGCGCCTAAAAAAGTGCTTAAAAAGGGCAAAAATGGGCCTGCAAAAGTGATTAAAAAGCGCGACGGGAATGATCCTGTTGGTATATACTGATTGACACAAGCCTACAGACGGGGCTCATTCCGTCTGCTTTTCATGGGGTTTCCATGCTTGAATTTACAGAAGCTGTGCTGAAAGAAATCAGAAAGCTTAAAGCGGACTCTGAGGCAATCATTTTGAGTGGCGGCATTTCTGACATGGAACGCTATCGCTTTATGATGGGCCGTCTGGAAGGTTTGAATCTTGTTGAAGATGTGGTTAAAGCATTGCTTAACCGCAAAGATCGTGATTTTTAACCTAAAGGAGGTCGTATGGATGAGCCTGTTACTGCGTTAGAGCGCAAATGGCAAGCTGAAGCTGCAGAGCCCGTGTTGGATGATGCATATGTCGACGGGGTTTTTGACCCGGACAAGATTCCGCCATCTGTGATGGATCGCATCCCTGAACCAACGGGGTGGAGGATCGCGATCCTCCCATACCGGGGTGCAGAGAAAACGAAAGGCGGTATTGTCCTTGCGGAAGAAACACAAAAACGCACGGTTTTAAATACTGTGTGTGGGTATGTCCTAAAGATGGGCAGCCTGGCCTACTCAGACGAAACCAAATTCCCTACCGGACCGTGGTGCGTGGAAGGGGAGTGGATTATTTTTGGTCGTTATGCTGGAGCGCGCATTCCTATTGATGGAGGCGAGATTCGGTTTATTAACGACGATGAAGTTCTGGGTGTGATTGCAGATCCCGATGACATTTTGCACATGTAAGGAGTAGACAATGTCTGATCAAGAGTTAGATTACAACGTCGGAGAGGACGAGCAGCCTATGTCGGTTGCCGTTACGGAAAACGAGGGGCAAGACACGTCGGCTTCCGTTGTTTCGGAAAGCAATGCGAATGAGCTTGATGATTACAGCAGCAATGTCAAGAAACGCATTGACAAGATGACTGCTCGCTTGCGTGAGACGGAGCGCCGTGAGCAGGCGGCAATCCAACTGGCGCAGGGAATGCAGGCAAAACTGCAACAGCTAGAGCGCACGGTTGTTCGCACGGATGAAGAGCGTTTGCATGAGGCAAGTGGCCGGGTTGAAACTCAGCTTGTTGCGCTCAAGCAAATTATTGGCAAGGCCCGTGAAGAGGGCGACATTCAAACTGAGATTGAAGCCAGTACTCGGTTAACTTCGCTGATTCATGAGCAGCGGCAAATTGCTGAAGCTAATGCGCAGCGTCAGTTATACCAAGAACAATTGGTACAACAGCAACAACGGCCACAACCTGTTGTTCAGCAAGCTCGTCCTGTTGTGGATGAAAAAGCGGCTAATTGGGTAGATAGAAACTCGTGGTATGGGCGAGATACCGTGCTTACATCTGCCGCTTGGGGCATTCACCGTCAACTAATTGAGGTTGAGGGGTTTGACGGAAGCTCGGATGAGTATTATGATGAGCTGGATCGTAGGCTTAAATCGTCCTTTCCTGGTCGATTTAATAAAGACAGGACCACTAGAACCGTGCAAACGGTGGCACCTGCAACCCGGTCTTCCGGGGTAAATAATGCACGCCGCATTGTTAAGCTGACTGCAAGTCAGGTGGCAATTGCGAAAAAACTCGGCGTTCCGATTGAGGAATATGCCAAATACGTCAAGGATTGATCATGGACAAGGTAACTACACCCGTTAATCGTGAAGCGCGTTCCGCGGATACCCGTGAGAAGGCTGCACGCCGGAAACCTTGGGCACCACCATCACGACTTGATGCGCCTCCTGCTCCTCCGGGATACAAACACAGATGGATTCGGG